TTCCTAGTAACCAAGCTACCATATAATTAACTGCCTGGTCTTCCCCAAATTCTTCTACAAATGAAGGATAAGCTTCTTCATACCAGTTCATTGCTTTCTTTACTTCATCATTGCTTAATGAACTCTCAACCTGTTTTATCCAATCTTGTGGAGTTTTATCTCTACCTAAAACAATAAACCCTCCATTGGTTAATTCGAACTCTACCCTGTTATTATTTTGTCTTCCTATGTTTGGATTCTTTTTTCTTCTATCAAGCGTAAGCTTTATTCTTTTAGCTTTATTTTTAATATCATCAACTACACTTGGGTATAATCCAACTGCCTTCTTAATAACATCAGGTTCAAGTTGATAAGATATATTTGATTCGTTAATATCAAAAGTGCCTTTATTAAAAACTGATTTAATACTTTGAGGATTAAAAGCAATAAAGACTTTAGCATCTTCGTCAAAATCTTCATACGAAACAGTCATCTCACTTGCTTTAATACCATCATACCCCCTGGATTCTAAGGCTTCAGCTAAAGTATAGTTCAAGTCAATAAATCTATAAAAGGCACTGTTTTCCTCTATTGCATCGTCAACCGATTTACCTTCAATTTCTACATTACTTGCAAAATTATCCCAAATAGCATCGAATTCTTCACCTGTTATTTTTGGCTTACCATCTTCTTCTAGTTTTGAATTTATCTCAAACATAAACTCATCATAACTTGTCTCTTCACCTAAATCAATTCTATTACTATGAAAATCAAATGGATTTGATAAGTTTGTGTATACTGGATAAACCTGCCCTCTATCTTCAGTCCCAGGGTCGTCCTTATTTTCTCCCCTATGGTCCCTTGCATAAAAGTTCGCAACATCAGGTGAAGGTGTCATGTAAGTCATTGGCATGAAGTCTTCAAACTGTTCAGTAGTTCCATGATATAAAACCAGCGGATTACTGGTACTTTGGGGGTCACCTGTCATGTTCATTATAGAACCCCTGAACCATTTCTTAAACCCAGGAGTTTTTGTATTCCTATCAGGTACAAGTTGATTAGTTTTTCCTTTGACAATCTTAGGTGGTTTTAATGTAGGTTCTTGTTTAAGCTGAGTATCTACACCGCTTTTAATTCCTGGTGTGGTTTTAACATTAGATTCTTGACCTTTTAATAAATCAAATACATTGGTCCCATCTGACATATTTCCAAAGCCCTGGATAAATTCATTTGCCAGGTCATCAGGTATGTAAGTCAACTCAGCTAAGTCCTGTCTTAAATCTGAATACCCACCCTTGTGATAAACCATAGCATCCGAAAATAGCTCAAGGTTACCTTCGGCTGTATCAGAGAAACGAAGATTTAGGCCCATTTCTGAAGCCGTTTTTCTTAGGGCTTTAGCCCATAAGTCTATTTTCTGTACTAATCCTTGGTCTTTGGTATCTGTACTGGATTGGAGTTTTTTGAGTCTGAATTCAACGGTTTCTTCGAGAATAGTGCTTCGAGTCGCTTCGCTGGTGAGTCGTATACCCCCTTCAATATCGTTCTCGCCTTTAATTTTGACGGCATAGTATTTTTTGCCATTTTTATCCTCCCTGGATACTGGTAATTCGTTTAAATCTATATCATAACCTGTTGCTAATATTTCTTCTTCTGATAACTCTAAGCGACCATCTGATTCCATATCATATTCAATATTAAAATCATTAGCTGAATCTTCGGTTATAGATTTTGCTTCTGTTTGTGTAGTTAATTTTCTTTTTGTTTCTTGAACTTTTTCTTTTTGTATCTTATCTGCTTTATCAATACTCTTATACTGGACCCCTTTTACACCCCCACCTAGTGTTCCACCAACAGTAAGGCCTCCAATACTAACCATAGCAAGTCTGTCTTTAATTTCTTCTGCTGAAATATCTTTGCCTAACTTTGTACTTTCAGCTATGATATTGACTCCTTCCTGTAATATCTCTTCGGTCATCTCTGCTAAACCTTGCTCAAGAGCCCCTTTGGAAATATTCTTATATAGCCCTCTATCAATAATTCCTTTTACTAAAATGTCGTTAGTAACTTTCTTTCCAAACCCTAGCTTTTTAAACAAGCTGTAAGCAGGAATTGTAGATATTAAGCCATTAATCATACCAACAGTAATAGCGACAGTAGATGCATCTCCAGGAGACAACCCTTCATCCAAAGCTGTATTCATCATACTACCAGTCTCAATACCAAATTGTGTTGCAACCATAGTCGCTACACCAACAGAAGGATTTTTAGTAGCTATTGTTGCCACTGTTGCAGGGATTACACCTGTTAATAACGATGGTATAGCTTCTCCTATTGCAGAGGCTATAAACCTTGGGTCTGTATAATTGTAATCAAAAGGGTTGTCAGTTTGTTGTAAGTCAGGGTTGTTTTGAAAATCTTCCACTCCCTGAGCATATAATTTTAAACCCATCTTAAATAGAGGGTTTTCTTGAGTCTTTTTTACAGCTTCTTCTATAGTAACTTCAGGTTCAATCGTTTTCCTACCTGAAAAATAAGAAACGTCTTCTTTTCTTTTTCTAGGTCTAACGACTCCTGCGGATTGTAGAAGTCCACCAGCTTTTTGTTTTAATCCCCCACCGACAAATGTTCGTGGGGTAGGCAGATAAAGTCTTTCAAAAAATGTAGGGGCTTGTTTTTCAGGTGGACCTGCTAGTCCTTCGGATTTAGGCTGAACCGCTTCAGTAGAACTAGCTTCAGCTTCTGCGAGTTCAGACTGTAAACTTTCTATAATAGTTTTATCATCATAACCCTGTTTTCTAAGTTTAGAAATAGTTGATAAATCCTTAGGTAACTTAAAACCATCTTCAGGTTTTTCTAAAAATCCTGGTCCATCAGCTTCTTGTAAAATTCGGTCTACTTGAGAAGTGGAAGGAGAAAAGTTAGTTGTTGGAGAAGTTGATTGAACTATCTTGTCTATTTCGTCAGAGTTCCACCATTCAGGAAGTTTATTTGGCATTTAATATTCCATTAATTTCTATAATGATTTCATTAGGGACCCCTTGATTCTGTAGCCTTTGAACAAAATCTTCATTACTGCTCGATTTTGACCTCACTTCTAATCCAAGTTGTCTTAATGATGCTTGTCTCCTGAGAGCAATCCTACTTCTAACTGTTATAGCATTGTCCATTTCTCGTTTTTCTTGCTCATAGTCTAATTTAAATGTGTTGTTAGCTTGACCTCTACTTACAGAGTTATCATATCTAGTCTTAGACATTTCAAAATCATCTTCCTTTTCTGCAAGGCTCTTGTCAATCTCAAAAATATCATTATCAAAAGAATAAACTTTTGACAAGTAACTATCTACATCTGTTGGAGTGGACCTTCTTTTAGCTTCTGCTTTTGCTTTAGCTCTTCCTTCTTGCCTTTTCTCTTCTGAAATTTTATAAGCCTGAGCTTCTGCTTTTTTAATCTCAGCATTTTCTTGTTCTATTCTAAATTTTTCTTGTGCATCTTTAGCGTTCTTAGCATTTAAAGCATTTACCTTTTCAGTTTCCATATTAAACTTTTGCTTTCTGTAATTAGATTCTCTTTTTAAAGCGTTTTGCTCGTCAGGAGTCATAGATTGGAATATTGCTTTTAATGCTTTTTCTCGTTCAGGCGAAAGCTTAATTAAGGACCTGGGGTTATTACTTGTAGAAACTGAGTTATTACTTGTAGAAACTGAGTTATTACTTGTAGAAACTCCAGGAGTTGATATTGTATTCGCTAAGGATTTACTGTAGCTGTTTTTTTTGAATCCCATAATTATTGCCTCATTAGCTCCATAAAAGCATCCCATTCTTCTGCTGATACAGATTTTTTCTTTTGCATATAAGCTTCAACTTCTTTGTTTGTGTTAAACATGTCTCTAGCATCAAAAGCACCAAAGCCTCCTGAGATAGCATCTCCAACACCTTCATAAATAGCATCTTTTCTAGCCATTCTAGCTAAAGCATTTTGATAATTTATTGACTCAATACCTTGACCCAAATCAGAGGCAACCTTTGAAGCATCTAGTTTAGTTTCTTCATTCATTTGAGCTATTTGTTTTGCCATCCTCGCTAGTGATAAAGTGGTCATGTCTCCACTTTGTAATAATTGCTGACCTACTACCCCACTGTTTTCAATCCCTTGCTTAACTGATTGCCCTATTAACTTCGCCTCTCTTTTATCCCCTGAAGTTTCAATATCAGTGCCAATCTCATTTTTAACATCTTGACCGTATAGACCTGTCTTAGAGACTTCTCGTAATTTGTTTAAATAAGAAGTGGTATCGTTAGATATTTTTTGCTGAGGAGCTTTTGTCGTAAAATTCCTGTAAGCTTTTAATACTCCAGGAGTAGCCATTGCTAGTCCTGCTACTATTGCTGGTATTGCCATAATTACACCTTTGTTCCTGTAAACATAAACGTATCTCCGTTTCTGTCTTTAAAGTAGATTCTTGATTCATCATTTGCTGGAGAGGTAGGTCCTTCCTGTCCTCTTTTTATAGAAGTAAATACAAATTGACCTTTTTGAATGTCTTTAGGCTGAACGATACCTGTCGTAACCTTTGTTTTTACTTCCTTTTTTTTTACATTACTTGATATTTGGCTTATACCCTTATCAAGTTCTTTTCTTGCAAATTTTATTCTAGCCATCGGTTTCAACCTCTATTTTATTTATTACTACAGATTCAGTTTGACTGGTTACTCCAGTAGCCTGTACTCGAACAGACAATGATGTTGCTCTGACATTCGGTTTTAAGCTTAAATTGTAAGTTTTGGATACATTGTTAGCAGGATATGATAAAGTCGCTTTAAGAGTACTGCTGTCCCCATTAGCATATAGTTTTATAGATACAGCCGTTGAAGCCTGGTAGTCTAAATTCACTCTTCTAATAATTACATCTCGACCTAAATCGGTAAGTGGGAAAAACCCAGTTTGATAGTCTAGGTCTACACTTTCAGTAGCTGTTCCGCTATAATCTTCTCTAATGTTTAAATTTGTAGCCATTAAGGTGTTGCTCCCCCACTACCACCGCTATCTCCACCACTTTGTCCTCCAGTATCACCACTTCCACCACCTGAAGAACCTCCACTGCTTGCAGTAACAGCTTGTAAAGTGTACACATTAAGCGTGTCATTAATGGTAAAAAAGTCAGGAGTATTTACTGTACTGGTCCACTTTGACCAGCTATTTGAGGTTAAAGAGTATATGTAATAAGTAGTTCTATTACCAAACTTGCATATTAAATTATTCCTTTTGACATCGTAAAATAAGCGACTAGGGGAAAGCGGTGATGTCGATTGATAAATATCCTTAATAGGTTCAGTAATTGGAGTAAAAGTAAAATCAGGAGAAATCTGATAGATATTATCCAGGGCACAAAAGAAAATATTATCTTTAATGTTGATTACGCCTTTAGGAGCAATACATCCAACATTCTTATTTGATTCCATAAGAGTAAAGCCTGAAGGCTCCCCACTTGAACCTACATCTAATCTAAAAATACCCCTCGTCATTAAGATAACTAAACTATCTAAAATATTATTCATGGCGATAATTTCACCGCCCTGCTGGTCTTTTATTTGTATATAGTTTACAATAGGAAGAACATCAGGCATACCAGGCTCTGAATAAACAACCCAATCAGGGTGGTCCTCATTATCACCTCCTGGGTCTAATCTAACATTTCCAACAAATAAACGATTGCCCATCATCTGACTGTATTTATAATTGACTCTTACTTTAAAGTCATCAGGGAAAGGTTGTTGTGTCCCATTTGTTAATCCATTGTCAAAAAAACATAATTCATTGCTGGAGCTATTTTTAGTAACAGAATAATCTCTAAACACTTCACCAGCATTTGATGAAATATTATCGGTATCAACATCTAAATAAATAGACTTACCAAGGCTATTTACAATTAGATACTGGCTAGTAGTATTGCTTTGATAATTCCTGAAAACTCCCCCAGTTATTTGATTTGCCATAAATCTCTCACTATCGCTTAAACTATATAGATGAACAGCCTTGTTATGCCATACGACATCTGAAAGGTTTAGACTTAAATCTGTTCCCACTATGTCAATATTATTATTGCCCATATTTGAGCCAAGACATCTTCTTATAAGTTTAATATCCCCATTGACATTAAAGTTGTAATATGGAGTTTGACTTGGTTGTACCGCAATACTCGCAAAGCCTTTAATTAAATAGCTTAAAAATGTAGTGTTGTCTAAAGGGCCATTTACACCTGACCAGCTAAACGTATCAGAGGTTTCATTGCCCAGCCCTCCTTGAAATATAGTTGGACTATTATCAGGGTCATTAATTGCATCTTGGACACCTGCATCATTAATCATCACAATAATCCATTTATACGCTAAATTATTATGTGAAGAGGTAGTAATGTCAGGCTGTGAAAATATTCCTGTTGCACTAATTAAGTCTGTATAAGAATCTATAAATGTATTGCTAAATACATAATCTTTTCCTGGTAAAACAGTACCAGGGGCCATTGAACTGACTACGTTTGTATGGGATAGACTAGTGTTAATAGGTATAGTAGAAATATTAAAAAAACTACCTGAGTTCGCAGTTTCTCTATATATTTTAATTGCTGTTATCCTTGGATTCAAACCAAAGGTTTTATTTGGAGCAGTGCCAGTTGAAGATTCAGTAAAAGTAATTTTTAATTGAGGAACAGAGGTGTTGTTTTGAATAATAATTGATTCATACGTTGCAGGGAGAGGTAATTCTTGGACCCCATCAAAAATTGGAGATATTTTATACTTATAACTTTCAGGCGTAATGCTTACCCCTGACGTAGCAGAACCTATAACGTAAGCTGTAATGTTATCTAGTTTCATTGCCGTAGACGAAGGATATTCAGGGAAAGCACTTTGAAAAACGTATTCATCTAAAGTAGAACTACTTTCAAAATAATTTCTTGCGATATATTGAAGTACTTGTGGTCCGTGATTTAAATTGTCAGGAGCAAGTCTAAATTCAGTTCCATGGTCCTGTAAATCAAAAGCAGTAGGAATATTAGAACTGTAAGCAGAGCCTAAATCTGTTGCTGTAACAGAGCCCATAATATTAGAAGGTAAGAATTTAAGTTTATTACCATTACTAGCATCAAAGCCTATCCAGTAACTATCAGGAGAGGTCCCATTAATCTTTAAATTAGAAGGACTCCAATAGCGTAAATCATCAAACCTTAATGAGTCAATTGTATTAACCGCACTTCTACCCAGTCTATTTCTTAACCGTCCTGGTTGGTCCGTTACAAAGTTTTCATTTTGAATAACAAAGTCTGCACCCAAATCACCAGGATCGGCATTGGTAACCATTCCACCTTGAAAGTCTTTAATTTGTATGAGCATTATAGACCTCTAGGATGGACCCTGTCAGCCACATAACTCATTCCTCCAGTATCTTTGTTGGCTGTAATAATTCGAGCCTTTTCTCGGTTATTTAAATACATGGAATAATGAGTCTGAAAAGAATCTCCGTTACCTAAATCTTGGTGTATTAAAGCTTTTGCATAATCCACTAACATGTATTGATATGAAGAAGGGATTAGTGGAGAAGTCTCAGTATAAGCATACTGGTTTCCATTCGTCATAGCAATTCCGCCAAATCCCATATCATTCCAGGTGCTAATTAAACCACTCCAATTATTAGCGTATAAAGTTTCCCAATATCCTGTACCTGGATTCGCACTGTAAAAATTTTCATTATCAACGGTAAAACCCTGGGAACTAACCGTATAGGTTAAAAGCCCACTTGAAGCAGAGTCATGTTCTGCTCTTAAAATCTTTCCCTCTGTTCCAGTTCCTACATGAGCTATTACTGAAGCAGTGGTCCCACTTGATGGGGCTTGCACTGTTAAAGTAGGGACTGAAGTATAACCACTTCCAGGCTGTACCCTGGTCACTTTAGTGACTGATCCATTAACTACTGAAGCAGAAAATACAGCACCACTACCTCCTCCGCCTGAATGAGTAATATTTGGAATAGAAGTATATCCGCTTCCACCGTCTACTACAGTAACACTTGCAACGGTCCCATTACTACCATCTGATTTTAAAGTTTCTCCTACTTTAAAATACTCAGATACTAATCCATCAAATCTAGTTTGAAACATACCAGTCTGCGACCTTAGGCTATTTGGAATAGCTACATATGTTAAGGTTAATATACCTGACTGACTAGGTCTAGGAACTATATGAAACTTCTTGCTTTCAATGTAATATTCTGCTGGTGTCCCTTTGTTAAATAAGTTAGTTGAAGTGTCCTGGTTAAACAAATAAGCATTGCTCGTCCTTTGGGTTAATCTAATGCCTCTAAATATAGGACTATCAATCATTTCCACAAAATCACTTGGTAAGTCTACAGCCGTTTTGCCTGCACTAATATAGATATTAAATTTCCTTACATACATTTTGCTATATAAGGCAAAATCTTCCTGGGCTTCATCCAGGTATTTCCCCACCCTAGTATCTAATTGACCTCTTTGACTTTCAAAAGAAACTAAAACTCTATCGATTAGTTCGGACCAAGTCATTAATTACTACCTTTAGATTTTGTACCAATCCCTGTTGGGGCTTCTACAGTAAATCTATCATTTAAAATTTTAATTGTATTCATAGCCATATTTTGAGCTATGTTAGCCCGATCCACTTTATTATCCATTCTCCATAACTGAGCCTCTGCAAAATCGAGAACTGTTTCATGCAAAGACACATTTAAGTCAGGGACCGTAGAACTAGCTGTTATATCTGTTGGAGATTTAAGGTAATAAATTTTTAGGTTGGTTAACCCAGTAGGTCTTACCTCAAGAGTATTATTAAATATCCAAGCCACAGGACTGTCTTCTGATGGGGCTAAATATTGATTTTCAATAGTTTTAGCATCTTCAAAGGGTATCATTATAACAAACTTGTAATCTCCTGAATATTTTACCTCTACAGCTCTCACCATATTTCTTAGAGGTGCTACAGTCATAGCAGATAAAGGAATGGACCCATTAGTCGTTTGACCTGAGTTAAGGATATGACTTGCATAACCATCTAGCTCAATTAGGTAGGATTTGTCTAAAAAATTTGCTACCGTAGTCTGAGCTACATTTAATGCTTTTAATTTTGTTGCTGATGTGAAATTTGCTTCGGCTGTGTCTTCTAACCTTAGACCTAACAAATCCACCATTTCTTGTCCAGTCATTTAATCCTTTACAAACCACCCCCATAAAGGGGGTGGTATGATTAGTGTTTAAGCCAGGTTAGGACTGAAGTCCTACTTTTTCCCAATCGACAGAAGCTCCTGCGACTGATTTCTTCATGTACAAATCAGGTGCATCAGTTTGAACATAAATTGAGCCTTTTGGGCTTGCCTTCATGTCTCCACTTGCTCCAGTTGCAGGGGCTCCAGTACCAGTTGCGAAGTCTACTGCTCCTAACTGGAATACTGATATTCCACCAACTTCCTTACTAATTTGTCCTGCGGACTTTTTATCACTAGCTGTTTGTGCTATTGCCATTTAGTACTCCTTAGTAAGATGTAGGTCCACCTGTAAGCTTTCCTAACATTCTAGGATTGCTACAAGTTAATGCACCTAACCACAAAATTTGTGCTACAGATGCATCCTGGTTAACAGGCTTTTTAAAGCCTTGAAAAGCAAAATTCCTTCCAGCGTTATGTCTGAACTTTATATACTTAGTATTTAAAAAGAACATCATGCCATCAGGACATTTATCGTCAACAACAACATCAGCACCACGATATTTTAATGCTTGAAAACCTGCATCAGCTAAATCGCTTGCGGAAGCACCGAAGCGTTTTTGTGCTGATAAGGATTCTTCATAAGCATCAAAGATAACTTGAGTGGTAACAATTAAGTCAGGACTGTCTGAGTCAATTGTACATTTACCGTACATCTCTCTTAGTTCACGACCTATTGAATTTGCACCACTAGAAGCTGAAACAGCATTGAAAGCATTAGACCCAAAGGTGTCTGCCTGGGCATCCCACCAAATATAGTTTGTCGAGTCAATACCACCTAATGGTCTGTCTACAGCACAAATATGCTGAAGACCCATAAAGCCATTTGTGACTGCATCAGCAGGTGTTGAAACTGAAGTTCCGCTGTTATCAGAGTATAACTGGGAACCGAAAAGGTCTTTAAGTGATTTCTCTGCATTTTTTACTTTTGCAGATATTAAATCAATAACCCTTTCAGAACCACTATTCAACGCTTCTTCACGACCACTGTAAGTAATAGAAGCATGACACTGAACCCAGTCGTAACTAGCATCAGTGAACACTTCTTGAGGTGTCGTATCCAAAACATCATAGCCATTGTAAAAGCCTTTGGAAGAGCTTGTAGCGTATTCAATCGGCTGAAGCACTTTATTTCCAGTAGCAATTGGCTCTGAATTCTTTAACATTTTAAACGTCAAAATGTTACTGTTGAATATGTTATCTACCATAACAGGGATAAACTTGTCTTTAGTCACAGCCGTTAAGCTGTCATATGATAAAGCCATATTATTCTCCTAATTATTCATAGAAATTGTAATTTTTTAATGCATCGGCTCGTGCAGACCTGTAATCCTTAGACTTAGTTATCGGCTCGGTATGTTGCCCTTTCACATGTCCTTCGGTTTCAGGTATACTCTTTTGTGCCTTTGCAGTTCTTGCTCTGTTTACGGCTGATTTAAAAGCACTATTTTCAGCAGATTGATGATAGGCTAAGACAAATGCATCCTCAAGTCCCTCAATCCCATAAAAGCCTTTATCGATTGCAGTCTGTACGACCTCATCCATTAATTTTGGGTCTGATAACTCAGGGTGACTTTGCTGAAGAGCTTGGAGGTCTTTAGTAACTTGCTGGTCGGCTTCAACCGCTGATTCCTTAGACTCCTTTTCTTCAATTAACTTATTTAACCTTTCCTCAATCTCCTCAAGCTTTGACGGCTCTTCGGTGTCCTGACTGGTGGTTTCTTTTGCCAAATCTGACTTAACATTGAAAAACGGATGGTCCTCTTCCAATAAATCTTTTATAGCTTCCATTACGTCTTCATTTTTATGAAGAGAGGCCCACTTCTGTTGCAAGAATTCAAGCTCCTTACGTTCAGAAGATAATGCCTGTGATTTTTCTGTGTTGGTTTTTTGCCATTCGGATTTATTTTTCACGGCCTCCAAAGCTTCGTATAATTCCTCCGCTTTGTATGTTTTACCATCAAGTTCTACTTCGCTTGTCTTTGCTAAGTCCTTAGATTGCTCGACTTCCGACTGTTTTGATTGGTCAGTTTCTTGACTTTCAACAACCTGGGCTGATTGCTCACCCTCATCTACAGGATTTGGTTCTATACCCATAAGGGCATTCGCCTCATCTTGTGAAATTTTTACCCCACTATAGCTAGTGAGTACTTCATTATCAGACATATTAGTCTCCTATCATATCGAAAGTTTTCAAAGTTTGCAATTGCTTCAAACCTGTTTTAGTACTTTTTCTTTTTTTTCTTTTTCTTTAAAGCTTTTTGGTATTCTGCCATACCAGTTTTATCGTATGAAAACTTTTTTTTACCTATATTTGGCATATTAACCTTCTTTTTTGATTTGATTTGGATTGACCTGTTGAGCCATTTGAGGATTTTGTTTTAATTGTTGGAATATTTCATCTTCACTCATTCCAGCAAACTGCTCAGGGTTTAAACCTTGATTATTCTTTCTCATATTATTGATAAGCCTTTCAACCCCAGGTATCTGCATATGCTCAAGAATATATTCAGGATCGTTTATTAACCCCATTTGAGCAAGAGACAATAGCTTCTCTTCAATGTAAGCATGATTATCAGGCATCATAGAGCCTACCCTAGCTCTCACCATGGTATCTGTATCCATGAATTCCTGGCCTATATATCTAACATCAGCCGTTTCTTCACCTTCTTTCATTTCCATGTTATGCATTTCGGTCCCTAAATTTTTAATCATAGCTATCCACATGGACCCTAATACCTGCATAGAAGCATCTAATTGCCTTGCTTTAAAATCTATCTTACTTGTAGATGCATTTCTATAAACTTGTGCCTGGACCCCACTGGTAACATTAGGCTCTTGCTTACCCATAGTCGCCTTATTAACTCCTGAAACGGTATCAAACATTTCAACCAACATTCCATAAAAATTAAATACATAACTAGGCATACTCGCTGGTTGCATCATATTAACAGAGCCTGGTCCTCTTTTTCGAATGACCGAACCTGGTTTATTATTTATTTGGTCCTGTACATCTGCTGTCTCATCCACTACCCAAACAGGATTGCTCATTAAATGAATGGAATCCATGACTTGACTAGCAATTCTATCTAACGCCAGGTTAATAGATTTTAATCTTTTAGGTTCAGGTTTTCCCCAAAACGAATGAGAACTTCCTCCATTTTTCATCATAACAAATGGGAAAGGATAAGGACATCGATTCATTTTGTCTAAAAACTGATACCGTGACGGCCCATCATAAAGTATAACATCATTTGCCATGCAAACCTTTCGAATGCCCCCTGGATACTTTGGTTTGCCAACCTTATCCGATTCATTGGTATATTCTATACTGCCATCTCTCATCCAGACTTCTATCAAGAGGGCTCTATCTTCTAAGTTCTCCATGGCTTCAGACTCACCTTCATAGTAATTAGTGTCTTGCCCTTTGGTATCAGTGACTTGAGTCAATGCCCTGTCACCTTGTGTTACATCCGTAATCTTGAGAGCTTCGTATTCACTTAGCTTGCCCATAGGTTTTACGAACTTGCCCTTGTCAGGAAATAATTTTTTAATTTCATATAGAGGCCTAGGCGTGCTATGAATAATGTATTGAGCGTTTTCTAGCTTGGTCGCACTAGGATTAACGTAAAATGAGAATGGGTCCACAATATCACAATCAGGTAAATCATCATGCATGTTCCAGTTTAGTTTTACAATACCAGTTCCATAGACCAAATAATCCGTAAGCCATTCAGGTACTAAAGTTGACATATCTCTCATATACCACAAGTCATCTAATTGGGCTTGTAGTACCTCTGCAACGTATTTTGATTCATCATCTGAACCAATACTTATCACATCAATTTTAGGGGGCTTAGAAGACATAATAGGAATTTGGGTATCAATAACATTTGCTATCATATCTAGAGTTAACTGGTTTTTGTATTCGGGCATATTCATCCCCGACCAGTGTTCTCCCATATACAGCTTTTCTGATTCCCTCCAGGCTTCAGTAGTCTTTCTCCTGGACCGTTTAGCCATAGACACCATCGCATGAATTCTCTTTATTAAATCTAGTTCTTTTCCGACTGCTTGATATTGTTCCATTAGTTTAATATGTTTGTATTTTTTCCAGTTATAAAAATATCTGAGATTGTAGCTACTATATCAATAATAGCCTCTTGCAATTCAGGGTCATCGTCTAAATACTGTTCCGCATTGTCAATTTCAACTTGTTTCCATATACCCGATTCAAAGTCAAACCTTTCCACTATGACCTCAGTCCTGGTACGTCCATCTTCTGACTCTTTAGCTTGTCCATCAGCTTTACGACCCATGGTTTAGCTTCTTCTTGTTTTGGATTCCCAATATGCATAAGAGCGTATCTTGTCGCATCAGCTTGGTGGTCAGGACCTTTTGTGTCCAGGTCCTCAGGCCTTCGTAAATCATGGACCAACATGGGGATAGTCTCAATAAACTTTGTGCAAGTTTTAAATACATGGAGTCTAGGAGGTGTTTCATCGTCCCATTTTAAATATTCTCGCATTAGGTTCCAACCCGATAGCCTGTCATTGTTAGCTTTTATTACTGGAATACCTCCTTTCCTTAAAATATCTGCAATAGCCATATGACTTCCTGCTACCGCATCAGGTCTGTTGCTAGATTGAGGATTCCTAATCCACATACTAGGGTCCCCTAAAGTGGCTTTATATGTTTCGCCTTTACTTAGGGCGTTTATTGATTCAATGTGCCCTGACAATTCCATCTCAGACACATAATAATCTCTGTATATGTATATATTTTTTTGGGGGTCCACCGCTATCCAGGATACTGAAAAAGGAGCCTTGTAACCATAATCAATACCACGATATAAATACCAATTAGATGGAATATGGAACGGTTCTACCACATGAACATCGTACCGCCATTGTGCAAAATATTGGCCATAGTATACATCCCAATCTCCATCAAGCCAGGCTCTTCTTAATTCATCAGGTAAACCCTTTAACATTTCCATATAACCAGGGTCTTCTCGCATCAAAGTTGGGTTGTCATGTATTTTTGAGGGTATGAAAATCCTGGTCCTACTGGTTACTGGATCGTAATAGGTTTTTTCTCTAGGGTTATCCACAAACCTCTTCTTAAACCATGAGTGTCCAGGTCCTCCAGGATTGCAAGTCAAAAATACCTGCGGTTTTAATCCTATAGTACTTCTACAACTGGATATTAATTTTAAATAGTCTTCCTCATCATGAATCAATGTAGCCTCTTCTATACCCATCTTTTGGTATTCATGTCCCTGGTATTTCTGATAGGCCTGTTTATCCATGAGGTGACCAGTTCTAATAATAGCACCAGTTGGGAACCTAAACTCAGCAGGATTACCTACTACCTCAACTTCCAAATGCTGATACATTTGGGTCGCTCTGTCAATATAGTCCCTTAAATCATCATAATTCCTACGAATAATCAAACCTCTAAACTGGGGGTTGTTCAAATATTCAGGGTCTACCATCCATGCCATAAGACAGGACGATTTTCCACCACCCCTTGAACCTCCAAAGGCGATTTCAAATTCTAATCTAGCCAGGGCAAATGCCTGTCTAGGATGAGGCTCCCAATGGACCTTCACTTAAAAGCTAACCAATTACTCTTTTCATTGTGTTTCTTCCGCTCACCTTGATTCATAAACTTCCAACACTTATACATATGTTTAATCCTGTTATCCATTCCTTTAGCTATTCCACAGAATAATTCCTTGCCCCCCCTAAGTTTCTTATCCTTAGGTTTATAATTACTGAGAGAAGCAAAAGGACATTTCTTGTTATCAATAAGTGGACAGGGTTCAAACATCTTTACCTCACCATCATGATATTTGTATTCTTCAAAGAGTGATACCAAGGTCCAGGGTAAAAAGTGGTATTTGTATTATTTTTTTTAGGAAGGTAAGTGACGATGATTTCCTTATAGAAAAGTTTTTTCATATTGTGCCTAGGAGTCCCAATGATACTGGCTGGGTATGGGACCCAAGACAATGGATGCCCCCCCTCCTTTTTTTTTATGCTTCCACACAATCATTATCATACAGCTACCATCCTACATTTATACCTATGCATATCATCATCATTATTAGAGTCGTACTCTCTCACTTAGGGAGTGACTTATCCTCTATAACCTTGTCATCTGTGGCCAATCTGTGGCCATTCTCAGTGCTGGAGGCAGGCAGGGATTCAGGCAGGGATTCAGAAATAGTTAAGCTCTCGGCCTGCTTGCTGGTACTAATATTGGCAGGGTCTAACTCTACTTTCTGAGGCAGAACAATGACACCAGTTATATTCTTTTGCTCCACTTCTAAAGTTGTGGCTTTGAGGTCGGGTACCATCTTTGGCAGGAGGATTCGCCATGCACTTATCTGCCTTTTGTCGCTATCATTCATAGCTACATCAAACAGTTTTGATACAAGCTCATGAGCCTGAGGATGACTCTTTACTAAGTCTTTTACGCTGGTTTTAGGTCTTCCCTTTGGATTACCTGATATGCCTTTGACCCACTTAGGATTAGCCATTTAAAATTGTTATTCGTTTGTAATTCATGTCTAAACATATAATATGTGTCATTCACATCAAACCCCATATAATTAGTATTTAAATGATGATTCATAATATTTAAATACGAATTTACTTGC